TTTTTCTTTTATATTTTTTTTTTTTTCAAGAACATCTCCAAGAAAATCCATATTTTCTTTAACCTTTGCCATTTCACACAATTCATTAATCGCGTTTGTTGCTCTGTCTTCTCCTCCTCCTCCTTTATGTGTATATCTCTTTCTATTTTTAGATATTTTAATTTTTTTAGTTATTGTCATTATAATATAATAAGATTATAAATTATAATTTAAATCTTTTAAAACCTGTTTACCTCCGTGAACATAAGAAATACCTTTACTTATTTTATACAAATATTCTATATTATCTGTTACATTTACATCCATTTTAATATTTAATATTTTTTTATCAAAATCTTCACATAATTTAATATAATGAGTTGTTAAAACATAATCAACATTATCGAATTTATTCATTTGGTCTAAATAAATCGTGGCACATTCTACAGCATCACTAGGATTTGTTCCAGAATATAATTCATCAAAAATACAGCAATGTTTACCTTTATTATTAATGCTAACTAATATATCTTTACATCTCCTTGCTTCTGCCTGAAACAAACTGTCTCTTCCTGATGTGTCTGGAATATTTAAATAAGAATGAAAAACATCATAAATTTTAATAGATGCCTTTTTATAACAACCATAACCAAATTGTTGACTCATTAATAAATTAATTAATAATGCTTTCAATATAGTTGTTTTTCCTGAAGCATTGGGTCCAGTAATCATAATATTTTGAGACAAATCTATATCATTTAATACAGGTGTCTCATTAATAAGAGGTAAATAATACATACCTTCTAATTTGGTAATACAATTATCTTTATTAAATTTACATTTATTAATTTTTGTTTTTACTAAACTTTTAATGGAATTTACATCTGTTATATACTGATTTAAAAAGATAGAAAACATAAATGCTTTATCATTTGTTGATTCCATATAAATTTCATAATTTAAATTCATAATTATTCCTAATTGTCCTATTTTACTTAAAGTATTTTTAAAAGGATATATATCATTTAAACGATAGAAAAGTTTTAATAATATCCTTTTATGTATTTCTATTTCATCATAGAATGGTTTATAACTATTATAATTTACAATACTATTTTGAACTATATCCATAGTATTTATACTTTCCTTGATATGACATTTATAATTTTCTAAAAATGTTGATATACTATGTATATTTCTATAAAACGAAATACAAGACATTACATTTGAATATACTTGAAAAAAATAAAAGAAAATAGTAATAATAGTTGATATTTTTTGTTGAGAATTGATTTGATTAAAGTTAGTAAAAAAATTATATATACTGTTTTGTTTTATCATTTGTTTAAGGAATGATATATAATTAGAAATGCTAATTCTTAACCCTTTAAATTTTAAAATAATAAAAGGAATAATTAAAATAAATAAAGGAGTAAATAAAGAAATAATAGGAGAAGCTAAATTATATAATCCTAGACCGTGTAAAAATAATGTGGAGTAATTTAATTTTTTAAGAGTTTTAATACCTATATATTGATATTTTTCAATAAAACTGGTCTCTCCTTTAAATTTTTTATAAGAATCAAGAATAGAATTATCTGTTTGAATATAAGGTAATTTAACTATATGTTTTTGGGTATCCTTTAAAAATGATTTGTTGGTAGTATAATATGATGTCCAATTATCAATTAATATAGATTCACCAATTAAATTTTTATAAGTAGATACCATTTCTAAATCATTTTTAATAATTTCATTAACAGGATGATTATCAATATATTGTATTGGTAGTTTAAAATTTTCATCTATAGATGGAACAATTACCTCATACAATTCATCATATTTTTTTTGATATAATTCGAACAAATTCATTTTAATAGGTATATATTATAATTAATATATTATTACGAAATATATAATGCAACAGTTAGATGAATTAATAAATGAAAAATTTGTTACATTAAACCAACTAAGGGACAAAATAGAATTATTTAGAAAGTATATGTTGGATGATAGACATATTGAGGATAAAAGTGTAAAAAGTTTAATAAAACCACCAATGCCAATACCAACAAAATCAGAACAAGACACAGAAACAAAAACAGAAACAAAATCAGAACAAGACACAGAATCATTTGTACCAATTATAGACTCAGTTGTTTCTCGTGAAAATACTATTGCTGCTGTATTAATGGCATCATCATTATTAACTAAGATAGATGAAGAAGAATCAACCACTCGTGAAAATACTATTGCTGCTGTATTAATGGCATCATCATTATTAATTAATATAGAAGAAAAAGAAAGAGAAGCAGACGCAGACGCAGCAACAACAACTCGTGAAAATACTATTGCTGCTGTATTAATGTCATCATCATTATTAAATAAGATAGATGAAGAAGAATCAACCACTCGTGAAAATACTATTGCTGCTGTATTAATGGCATCATCATTATTAAATAAGATAGATGAAAAAGAAAAAGAAGCAGAAACAGACACAGCAACAAAAGCAGAATCAGAAACAAAAGAAAAAGAAGCAGAATTAGACGCAGCAACAAAAGAAGAAGCAGATAGAGTAAAAGCAGATAGAGTAGCAGAAGCAGAAGCAGATAGAGTAAAAGCAGAATCAGAAACAAAAGAAAAAGAAGCAGAAGACACAATAAATGATGCGGCACTTTTATTATCAGCAATTTATGAAAATAAAAATGAAGATGAAGAAGACACAATAAATGATGCGGCACTTTTATTATCAGCATTTTATGAAAATAAAAATGAAGATGAAGAAGACACAATAAATGATGCGGCACTTTTATTATCAGCATTTTATGAACAACCAGACACAGAACCCAAAATAGAAGGAATAGAAGAATCAAAAAATTCAGAACCACCAATCCGAGAAGCAAAAGCAGAAGAATCAAAAAAATCAGACCCAGAAGCAGAAGCAGAAGTAATAGAAGAATCAAAAACCAAAATAGAACCCCAAAAACAACAAAAACAACAAAAACAACAAAAACAGGTACCAGGAACTAGATTTGGAGGAACATAGTTTTATTAACAATGCGTCCAATAAAAAATAAATAAATATCACTCTCCATATAATGAATCTGTCGGGTATTTTAGATATTAGTAGTTTTTTTATAGGTATGATTATAAATCTTTTATTAATTGCTTTAATATGTTATTATTTTAAGAAAAAATATGAAAATTTAGAAATTGCTCAAAATGAACAAGCCAAAGTATTATATGATTTATTAAAACAAAACTCCCCTCCAAAGGTAATGAACATTAATGATATTTTAGGAAAGGTTGAAAAAGTTACACAATATGATTCTGACTCCGACTCTGACTCTGATGATTCGGATGATTCAGTTGAATCTGTAAAAACTAAAACAATTAATTTAGACGCAACTGAAGTTGAAACATTTGTGTTTGATAAAAAGGTTGAAAAGGTTGAAACTAAATGTCTTGTTGAACTTGTTGAACTTGTTGAACTTGTAGAACATTTAGAACTTGTTGAACCTTTAGAACTTACAAATACAAATACAAATACAAATACAAATACAAATATGGATAAAGAGGACTATAGCAAAATGACAATAAAACAATTAAAAGATATTCTTACAAGCAAGGGTCTTAATGGGAATAAAATGAAAAAAAATGAAATGATTCAAATGATTGAAGGAAAATCTTCTATTAATATAAATGAATTGGAAGAACTCAACTTATAGAGATTTTTTAATAAAAAATACAAATAATATTATAAAAATAAATCATTCAAATAATTTGAATCAAATAAATAATGACCAAAGAAAAAACACTTCTCCTTATATATTTGATGGACCAAATGATAATAGTAAACCATATGGTTATGAAGAGTCAATGCCTAAAAATATGTATTTGTCTCAACAACAATTAAATAACAGAATGTTAAGACCATTACAATATGGATATTAATAATTATATAAATACATTATACGAAATAATATAATGTATTTAAGCATTGATGTAGGAATAAAAAATTTAGCATTTATCATATATGATAAAACTATAATTCAATGGAAGGTCATTGAATTATGTGAAACAAATGCGAATAAGGCAAATATAATTGAACTAGGAAAGAAAATATATGAATTATTTGAAAAAGAATTTATAGATAAAAAAATTTTAACAGTTATTATAGAGAATCAGATTGGTCCTAGTGCTATACGTATGAAAAGTATTCAAGGTATGATTACGATGTATTTTATTCAAAAAGGTTCAGAAGTTATATATTGGAGTTCGGGTAATAAATTAAGACGTTTTATTAAGAAATCAACCTATAAGGAGAGAAAGAAATTAGGAATTCTTATAACAGGTTGTATAATTAAAGAACATTATTTAGAACAAGAAGAATATTTTTTAAAGCATAAAAAGAAGGATGATCTTGCTGATTGTTTTTTACAATTGTTGGATTATTTATGTAAAAATGATATAATAAAAGAAAATATATTTACAAATGCGATAAATATAAAGTTATAGTAATATCATTTAATATAAATGGAAGAAATCAATTTAGATTCACTTAATGATTTAAATACACCATCTGTTGATTTTGGTGGAGGCATTGAATTATTAATGAATGATAAAAAAAAAGGAGACAAAAAGGCATCATCTATATCGTTAGAAGATGAATTAAAGGAATTAGATATGAATAATTTTGATGAAAAACCAGATAAAGATAGAACCGAAAAGTTTGAACTAAATTCAGGAAAGAAGTTTTCATTTAATAAAGAAATACCTATAGCAAAAGAAACTTCAAATTTAAATACTGGTCCAAGTATTTTTAAACATATGGATGAAATTAATGTAGAGCAAGAAACAAAACAGGTTGAAAAAATGACAAAGGAAGAATTATTAAAAGAGAAATTTATGTATTTAAGAAAATTAGAAGCATTAGATGCGAAAGGAGTAACATTGTCCAAGAGATATACAATGGAATCATCATTAGATGAAATGAAAGGAGAATATGAATTTATTGTTTCAGAGAAAGAGCGAAAAAATAGCGTTCAGTTCCAAGGAAAGGTACTAACAACTCTTATTACAGGTTTAGAATTTTTAAATAATAAATTTGACCCGTTTGATATTAAATTAGATGGTTGGTCAGAACAGGTCCACGAAAATGTAGAAGATTATGATGAGATATTTGCTGATTTACACGAAAAATATAAATCAAAGGCAAAAATGGCGCCTGAATTAAAAATCTTGTTTCAATTGGCAGCATCAGGAATGATGATACATATGACCAATACAATGTTCAAGTCATCTATACCTGGAATGGATGATATAATGAGACAAAACCCTGATTTAATGAATCAATTTACAAAAGCAGCAGTAAATTCAATGGAAAATACTACACCAGGTCTAGGTAATTTTATGAATGATTTTAGAAAAGATCCAAATTCAAATTCAAACTCACATTCTAGAAATGAAAATTCAAATCGTAGTGAAATGAAAGGACCTGAAAATATTAATACTATATTATCAGGATTAAATAAAAAAATAAGTATGGATAATGAGAGCGCAATTAGTGTAGAAGAGATTGATTTAATGGGTCAATCTAATATGGCATCAAGAAGAAAAAGAAGAAGTGATAAAAATACTATTTCGTTAACAATCTAATATAATAATATATTTCTATAGAAAATGACTTTAGAACTATTAAAAAAACAAATGGATGAGATGGATAATAAAATTGTTAAATTATCAAGTGAATTAACAAAAAAAAGGGCAAATATAACATCATTAGAATTAGAATTTGAATCACTTGATATAAAATTAAGAGAAGAGAAACAATTATTTAAAGCAATGAATGATAATAAAGAGTATTTATCTGAAGTAAAACGTGATACAGAATCAAATTATTTACAAATAGAACAGGCTGCTTCGACCCTATTAGATATTCTTAAATCAAAAACAGATAAAATATAAGATTATAGTTTATACTATTTTAAAATGAATATTATGAACAAAATACCTTATGAATTAAAAATGAGGGTAATGAGTTTTTTACCTGTAATATCGCCTAATAAAAAAGTTATTAATGGAATAATAAAAAATTATAAATATTATTTTTTAAAGGCACTAATAGAAGAATATAATAAACATTATGATAAAGAATCATTTTATTTATATATGGAAATGTGTTTAACTGAATGGGCATATATAGCAAATATTATGTGTCGTATTGGACCTATAATTATGGATCAAGAAGGTGTAATGAAAATAATGGAAGAATGTACATTAAAAGAGATTCAATATTTATATTTATTTATAACGTTTCGCCTTCAAACGCCTTGTTTTTAATTTAAGTTTAAACATTTTATTTCGATTTTTATTTCTTGTTCCTCCAGCATATGGATTAATAAAAAAAGGAGCAACTTTTTCTGACACATTACTAAATATTTTTTTATATTTTAAAAATATATTATTTTTTTTTGTTTTACATTCTCCTTTTGCTTTAAGTTGGTCAATATCTTTTATGTTTTCTTTTGTTATGTTTACAACAGCACACTTTATAAATGGTTTTATTTCATCATCGGTTGGGTCATTAGTCTTAGTCTTATTAAACTCTTTTAATGAAAAAACAAAATCTTTAACAATCTTATAACATTGTGGTTCTTTTATTTTTGTTCCTTCCTTTGTTCCTTCCTTTTTTCCTTCCTTTTCTATTACAGGACAAAATTCCTTTGTAAATGCCTTTTCTGAAAAAGTAAATGGTTTATAATCTATTATTTTATAATTATCCTTTGTAGAAGTTGTTTTTTGTTTTTCTGTTTTAGCAATGTTTTGTATATATATAGCATTATTCGGTTGAAATATAATTTTCAATATATTATTTTGTATATCATTCACAGTGAATGTTCTTTTTAAAGGATTAAAAAATTTAAATTCATCTTTTTCAATAATATTATTTTTAAATTTGGAATGAATAAAATCGCAATATTTGATAAGGTCTAACGAAGTGTTAATTTTTAGAAATTCATAACCTATATTAGTTGTTTCAGTATATTTTTTTTCATTTTTTAAATATTCAATTAAAGTATTTGTATCAAATAGAATATCCTCATAATATTTTATTTCCTTTTTCTCTTCTAAAGAAGCATCTAAATCTTTATGTTTAAACCATTTAAAATTATCACTTAATATTTTGTTACCAACCTCAACAATAATCCCTTTATATGATTTTCCAGGGGTTAAACTAGTAAAATAAATTTGATTAAAACTATATTTAATTTTAACAATTATATTACATTCCTCTTGTGTAATAGGTTCTTCTTCCTTTTCTTCTTTATTTCCTAATGTGTTAGTAATCATTCTGTCCATATTTTCTTCATCTTTAGTTTTAGCTTCGGTTCCGTGTTTACTGGTACACATAAATTTATATGTCTTTCTTTCTTCAGACACAAGAGTAAAATATCCCTTGTGTGTTATTTCTGTTTGGTTTGGTTTATATGTCAAATTATATAAGATTTTACTTCCTGTTTTAATTTTATTTTCTATTATTTTATCTAAATTATTTAATCGATAATATATATACATTTTTTTTATATTATCTGCCACACTAAGAGACTTTTTGTATTCAATATCTGTTTCTTGTTTATATTTATCGTTTAGTTCCAATATAATCGTGTTCAAATTATCAGTGTCTAACGAAATGGATGCTTTGTTTGTTTTTTTGAATTGTATAAGAGTTTTGTTTATAATAGGTGCTGTAATATTAATACCTGAATCAACGATTGATTTTAATACAAATACATTATTTTTACAAAAAATTTCATATTCACTATATAAAATATCTTTTTTTTCCTTTGACAAAATTTTATTATAAATTCCTGTAAATAATGATTTTTTATCAGTATCTAATATAACAAAAATTTTTGTTATAAATGGTCGGGAACGGGTAGGGTCTCTTTCCTTACTTGTTTGAGTTGTTTTATTATATTCAATTATTCCATTTTGTATATCACTGAAATTATTTTTAATTCTAGATTTATAATCATCTTTTGATTCGTTTCTAGTTGAAAATACTTTTAATTCTAAAAAACAGTTATTGATGGAAATATTTATTTGACTAGGTTCTTTTATATCATCAAAAATTTTGCTATAAAAAGGAATATATTTACTATTTAACATATCTTTACCTTTATTTGATGTATCGAATGTTGGAAATATAAATACACTATCTATGTTTATACTATCTAAATATTGAATATTATTTTCAAATAATTTGTTACATATAACGTTATATGTAATATATCTATACTGCTGATATTCAGGGATTGTATATTTTTTAGACGGTTCAACCTCAGTATTTTTATTTATGGTTTCAATGTCTTTTTCAGATAATGGACCATTAAAATTATTTTGTGTTAATGTGTATTCTATTTCTTTTTTCTTGACTAAAATTTGACTTGTTAATGATTTATAATATTTGTTCGGGTCTAATGTTTGTGTATGTTTAGTATCCTTATTCAAACTTTTAAATACTTCATTTAAATCCATATTTTCAACTGGATATGTTGTTACAACTTGATTTATAGTAATTTTTTGTGACATATATATATTAAATAAAATTTTCTTTGTAAAGAGTGTTATTTATTTGAACATCTTTATCTTTATTTTTATGTTTTTGAGCAATTTTCAATGTGTTTATCGCATCATTTACGTCTTTGCTACTAATAAGTCTTTCTTCTAATTCCTTATATTTATTTGGTATTAGACAAAATTTACTATTTTCATTAAAAAGATAATCTGCTAATAAAATAAAAATAGCAGTTAAAACAAGTGATGTAAATACGTCTCGTGTTCCAACCCATAATATAGCAAAAACTAATATTTGTCTACCTAATGAATATTTAATATAATTTTCTTGTGTTTTACTTAATTCAATTGATACATATTTAGAACCTATATTCATAATTAACATAATGATACCAGCAAAAAATTTATTATCATTTAATATTGATATTAATGAGTAAATTCCTGTCTTTTTTGATGATTTACGTTTCATTATATATATTAAATCAAAAAAAATATATATAATTAAAATAAAGAATGTCTCTAGCATTTTATGCTTCACCAATTGATTATAAAAATAATGATTTAGAAGACAAAATTAAAAGTGAAAAAAATAAACTAGATAAGAATACATTAATGAACTTACAAGGAATACAAAAAAGTACATTACAAGAAAGTCCTACAACTATAACAGATATACATAAAAATTTAAAGGAAGATAATGAAGAAGATTTAACAAACTTTTATAAAGCAGAAGAAAATATCAAAATTATACCTCAATACAAAACTAATGAATATATGATAATGAATGATACAAATGGATATAATGTAACTAAACCAACAAATAATCAAGCATTACTTGAAAAAATGAATACAATTCTTGAAATGTTTGAGGACCAGAAAGAAATAAAAACAAATCAAAAAAATGAAGAAATAGTATTATATTGTTTTTTAGGAGTATTTATTATTTATATTATGGATTCTTTTGTTAGTATAGGTAAATATAGTAGATAAATATTTATATTTAATATATTTAAATTTAATTTTTTTATATTTAATTTTTTTGTAATATTGATAAAAAACACTTGAAAATGGGCATTTCAATAGTTCTAATTATTTTTAAATCAAAATTACATATATTATTTATATCAACATTTTTTAGATATTGTATATTGGTTCTAACATCATTATTATGTATAATTTTTTCAGTTAGTTTAGAATTTAATTCAACAGTATAATCATATTTTGATTTAAAACAATTCGAAGGACTTTTATTTATAACACTTGATATATTAAATTTTTCATAAGTTGTTACAAATAAATATCCTTTATGAACTAACCATTTATCTATACATTGATTAAACTGCTTTAAATCCTTAATACAATTAATTGTAAATAAAGGACAAAAAATATGAGTAAATAAATTTTCTTTAAATATAGATGGTTCATAATCTCCTTTTATAAAATCTATTTTAGGATATTTATGTTTTGCCATTTTTATCATTTCTTTAGAATTATCTAAACCAACTACTCTCATATTATCATATAATAGTTGACACATATGTCCTGTTTTACAATTCAATGTTAAAAAATTATTTGTTGAACCAAAATATGGTTTCATTATATTTATTTGTTCTTCATATAATGGTATCATATTCCATATATCATCATAAATATAAGCATAATATTTGTCATATATATTGTCATCTACATATGTTTTATATTCAAATGAATCATTTGTAAAACCCTCTTTCCGTGTAAAACATAAATATATTATGAATAATAAAATCAATAGATATAGAATCATATGTATAATATAGTATTTTTTTTTAATATTATGTTATAAATGAAAATCAATGATAGTAGAAAAGTTTTTACTAATACATTTTCAAATTATAAAAAACAACACGCTATAAAAGAATTAATAAATAATATTTATTATCAAAAGAAAGAAGAATCTTTTTTTTGGACAGCAGAATTATTATGTAGTAATTGTATAATAGAACTATGGGACAGTTATATAGAAATAATGTGTAAATATACACATATATATAATCCAAAAATTCCTATATATCTTTATAAAAAATTTGTTGAATTTAAGAGCATTGCCTCTTCTACAAATAATGACCTTGACCTAAGAAATAATGAGGCAATTAGAACATTATTTTTTTCTATAACCATCATTTTATGTTCTTCAAAAAGAGAATGTATTTTAGATATTCCTGTATTTAATTTTAATTTTGAAATAGATAAAAAATACTCTAATTTAAAAGCTCCTAATGTTGAATATATACAACGTCTATTTAAAGATGGTGACCCTAAAGAATATTTCATCCCATTAAATGAATTAATGTATCATTTAAAGGAGACAAAAAATAAAATGGATATATTTTATTGGATAGAATGGATAATTACATATGATACATTACTTCTTAAAAACAAAACACAATTACAATGTGTAAAAAGAGACTTTGCCATAAATACAAATATTATATGGATAGTTTGGGAAATATTACTTTCCTTTAAAGAAATATATACTGTAGAACCATTATTTAATTTATTTAGTATGAAATATAAAACAAACAAAAAAAAGAAATGTATTATATATTTATGTGTAATGTATATTATAAGCAGGGTTGATTATAAAATACCAATTTTAGAAAATATGTCTCTATTAAAAACATTAGATGAAAATATTAATAAGACATTTGAACAAATAAAAAAAAAAGAAATTATATGAAATATATATTCTATTATATAAATGGCTAGAACAATAAAAAATCAATTTTCTAATGTGTATGGAGAAGGAAAAAATCTGAATATAGGTAAAAATAAATCTGTTAAAGAAATGTTAAATAATATACCTAATGCTCCAAACGAAAATAATGATATGAATAATGAATCATTAGTAACTAATTCATCTAAAACGTTTCATTTAGAAACTAAACTGGAATCGAATTCCAGTAAAATGACTGGAATATCAAGTCCATTTAATTTATTATATGTAATTATATTGTTATTATTATTTACAATAATTGGTGTTGTTTATTATTATAAAGATATGGTTTTACATTATTTATCTGGGTCTAAAATTGATAAAAATGATAAAATTGATAATACTACCGCCAAGGTAGAACATACATCATCAAAGGTCGATGCTGCGTCAACAAAAATTGATGATACATCAGCAAAAATTGATAATTTAGAAGAAAAAATTAATAAATTATCAGACAAAACGTGTCCTACAAGTAATACAATTCCTGCGGTAAACACGTTAAATAATAAAATGGATAAAATATCAACATATAGCAAGGAACAAAATGTTACAGAAAACGGGTTTTGTTATATAGGTTATGATAATGGTCAGCGTGATTGTGTTGATGTATATGCGGGTGACGTATGTATGAGTGGTGAAATATTTCCTACATTAGATATTTGTATAAATCCAAAATTAAGAGCATAAATTATTTTAAAAATTTAATTTTGTTAAGAATTAAATTTTTAAGATTTGAATTTTAAGATTTGAATTTTAAGAATTTAAATTGTTATTTACTAGTCTTAAAGGGATACTATTATTTAAATAATAACCAGGAAATTTATAATCGTGAATACCACTATTTGTGGGTGGTCTAACAATTAAATCTAAACTAGGACAATCTAGTTCTGATTGTTTTTTTTGAATTAATTCCTGATTACTATAAAAATATGAACCATTATCAGAAAGTCTTCCATATTGCTGTTTTTTAGTTAAAGGTAATTTATTTTTTGTATATTGTAATGTATCTGCCTTTTTACGCATATTATAGTCATTTACACTATAGGTAATATCCATAATAAGACTTGGTTTTCTTCCAACTCTTGTTGTAATTTGTATAGGATTTGTTCTTATTGCTATTAATCCACTATAATCAACGCAAGATATGTCTGTTCGTAATACTCCTGCTGCGTCAACTAATACACTATGAGTTATAGGGTCATTTGTAGTCATTAAATACTTATATTTATATAATATTTATTTTTGATGTTTGAGGAATAATTACCATTTTAAACAACTCTTCTTTAAATTCGCATTTATGAATTTCAGGAAATTGATGTTTAATACAGAATATTTTGTTACATTTACATGTAAATACAATGAAAGATTTTTTTTTACATTGTTCACAATGAGTCAGGGAAGTGTGTTTTTGTTTATTTTGATTCATTTTTTTTATAGTTTATAACCTTATTTTTTACTTAATCAATTTTTATAAATTATTATTTATGCTGATGGTCTGTTTTACCTACAACAATATCATCTCCTTCAAATAATTCTCTTCTAATATCTTCTAACGATGCGTTAATGCCTAGATTTTTTTCTTGGGTATTCATATTTTTAATTGTTACTAACTCACCCTTTTCATTAATGGTTTGTGTTAATCTATTGTTTGTCTCTTCCGCTTTTTTCATATTATCTTGAATCGCATTTAGTTTAGACTCTTTTACTCTATTTTCAAATTTAAGTTTATTTGATTCTTCATTCTTTTTCTTTTCTCCCATTAAATCATTTAATTCTTTTTCTAAATATTCAACTTTACCTGTCTTATATGCGTCTGGATGAAATGGTACCCATAAACCAACTGGACCTACATATACATCGTGGTTTGGGTCAAATTCTCGAATCATTTTACATCTTAGTTCTGCTTCTTTTTGGCTTGGAAATACACCTCTTACTTTTAATCCTCTTACAGATGTTTGGAAATTATGTTCTTCTCCATATTTTTCATCCAGTTTTGTTTCCTGATTATCTACGAAAAATTTATAATCATCATCTACTGTTGTATGTAAATTACTTCTCTCTGTTTCTACAAATGTTTTAAATTGTTCGTGTAAATCATCACTCTTAATTTCATATTTAAAAGAAACAAAATTAATAAATTGGGTAAATTTCTCCATTGATTTAGTAAAATCATATTGTTTTACAAATTGTTCAAAAAAAAATAATTGTTTATTCTTTATTACATCTTCTGGAGAGACAAATGATAAACAAACGAACTTTTGTTCTGCGATCGGTTTATCTTCATCTAATAAATCAATATATTTAGACATTATAGATTTATATTACATTTATTTATATTTTTTTTTCTTATTATTATTTATAATAATGAATATAAATTTAAAAGAAATTATGAAACGTGTTATTAAATATTTAGTTGAAGGTTTAATGGTTGCTATTGCCGCATTTGCTATTCCTCAAAAATCTTTAAAGATTGATGAAATTGCGCTATTAGCCTTAGTTGCGGCAGCAACATTTAGTATTCTTGATACTTTTATTCCTGTGATGGGGGCAAGTGCGAGGAATGGAGCTGGAATGGGCGTGGGGTTCAATTTAGTTCGCTTCCCGGGGGGATTTTAGCACACCATAACAGATAACAAATTATAAAATATTTTATTGGTAATTTCGCACCATATAAAAATTGATTTTATAAATAATATTATTTATTCATTAACAAAATGAGTAAATATAACAAAGATTCATTGAAGCAATACTGTACTGATAACTCAGTTGAACTTATTACTGTTTATAGTGAAGTTAACATAACCAGAGAATTAAAAATAGATGGAAAGTGTATAACAAAAGATTGTCAAAATACATTTCATAAATCATTTCGGTCTATGCTTGAATTCGGTGCGATGTGTAAAGTCTGTTCTGTTAAAAAGGGTGAAGAAAAATCAAAATTGTTATTTATTGAAAGGTATGGAGTCGACAATCCTTTAAAAAATAAAGAAGTTAGGGAAAAGGGTAAAAAGACAAATCTAGAAAAGTATGGAGTTGAAAATCCTTTTCAAAATAAAGATATAAAAGAAAAAATTAAACTAACATGTATAGAAAAATATGGAGTTGACAATCCTTTAAAAAATGAAAAGGTAAAAGAAAAAATGAAGAAAACAAATATGGAAAGATATGGTTCAGAAAATACATTTCAGGTTGAAGAGTTTAAAGAAAAATCAAAACAAACGTGTATAAAAAATTATGGAGTTGATAACGTAATGAAATTTAATGAAACTGTAAATAAGGTAAAACAAACTCATTTAGAAAAATATGGCGTTGAACACGCTTTACAAAGCGTAGAAATAAACGAAAAAATGAAAAAACATAATGTTGAAAAATATGGCGTTGAACATGTGTTACAAGTAGAAGAATTCAGAGAAAAGGGAAAACAAACACAACTAAATTTATATGGTGTAGACAATCCTATGAAACGTTCAGTTATTAGAGAAAAAGTTAAAAAGACAAATCTTGAAAGATATGGAGTAGAGCACATTCTTCAAAGTGCACATTTTAAAGAAATGTTTAAAAAAACTTCTATGGAAAGATATGGAGTAAAACACCCAATGCAAAATAAAATAATTATGTCAAAAAACACAGCATCCCAATATAAGGTTAAAACATATACATTACCTTCAGGCAAAGAAATTAAATATCAAGGATATGAAATTTATGCTATAAATGATTTATTAAAAACATATACAGAAGAAGATATAATCAACGAACCAGACAAGGTACCTGAATTATGGTATGAAATAAATGATAAAAGACATAGACATTATGTAGATATATTTATTCCTAAAGAAAATTTATGCATTGAAGTAAAATCATTATGGACCGTTCAAAAAAAGAAAGATAATATTTTTGCGAAACAATCTAAAGCAAAAGAAATTGGATATCGTTATGAAATATGGGTATATGATAAAGAAGAAAGAGTAGAACTTATATAAGTTTTATATGGTAGAAATAAAATCCCAACTAAGGTCATTACAAATTTTTTTCCAAATTTCATCTTGTTCTATTTTTTTCTGATCTTTTAACATTGGAAAAAAATCTAAATATTCCATTTCCCCTAACAACTCACATAATTTGTATAATGTATAATAATAATTCAAAAAATTCACTCTATCATTAGGACAATATTTAGAATAAGGTATTTGAATATCCATAAATAAATTACATAAAGTATCTTCTAATTGAGGAGTCATAACAGGTGGTTTAATACCTAATTTATCTTTAATAAAAGGAATATGTTCATAATAGCGGTTATAACCTAATTTTTTTAATATTTCCTTAGTTTTTTTGTTTGTTAAATTAGATAATTGTATTCTTTCTTTTTTAATTTGATTTTGTATTGATTCAATAATAGAATGAGGAATATCAGTTGATTCTTTTGCTTGAAATTGAGACAATATCTCTCTAAAATGATTTATTCTTTTATAAGCATAGAATGAAATTTCTTTAGGAGGTTCCTTGTAAGAAGGTTTATCATTATCCACCAAATATTTATGATTAGTAAAACAATGATTACATATAATGATGCCATCGTGATTAACTTTAATTAATTCTCCAACATTACAATATTGACAAACTGAATTATTATAAGAAAAATTTGCTATGTCAAGAGATTCAAAATTATTTAATTTTAGATATGCTTTAACACTTTCATTCATTTTTTCATAAATATGTTGTTTATCTTCTTTAACATTAAAAAAGGAATTAATTGTTTTTTTAGGAGTATTATTTTTATCAATGTTTTGTTTAGTTTCAAAATAATCAAATAAATATTTTGAATTATCCAAATAATATTTGTTTTTTTCATTATTTAGACTATTAATTTTTTTAGTTAATATTTCTATTTTTAAATCGATTTCTTTAGTATTTTTTTCATTTCTTTCCTTTTCTAATTCATTGATTTGTTCTGTTAATTTAGGTAATATTATACTGGTTTTATGATTAAAATACTTAAGTTTTTGATTATAAAGCACATCTATTGTTATATCAGTTTTATTATTCATTTTAATAAAGTATAGTGTAATTACTTTAATATTTAATTTAAAGATTTATTTTATTTTTTTTTTCTAGGAGTATAATATAACATGGGAGGAGGACTAATGCAGCTCGTTGCTTATGGCGCACAAGATATTTATCTTACTGGTAATCCTCAGATTACTTTTTGGAAAGTAACTTATAGACGCCATACAAACTTCGCAATGGAATCTATTGAGCAAACTTTCAACGGTCAAGCTGATTTTGGTCGTCGTGTAACATGCACCATCTCCCGTAACGGTGATCTTGCTTACCGCACTTATCTTCAAGTAACTCTCCCTGAAATTAACCAAACAATGGGAACAGCCTCAAGTCCCCACGTTTATGCTCGGTGGCTTGATTTCCCTGGTCATCAAATCATTGATGATGTTGAACTTGAAATTGGTGGTCAACGAATTGACAAGCAATATGGCGACTGGATGCATATCTGGGTTCAATTAACTATGGACAAAAACCAAGAGAAGGGTTATTTCAAAATGGTAGGAAACACTACTCAACTAACCTTTATGACTGACCCTTCTTTCGCGCCTGTAGATGGTCCTTGTGGCGCTGATGCTCCTCGTCAAGTGTGCGCTCCTCGTAATGCTCTACCAGAAACCACTCTTTACATTCCTCTTCAATTCTGGTTCTGTAATAACCCTGGTCTTGCTCTTCCTCTTATTGCTCTCCAATATCACGAAGTTAAAATTAATATCGATTTAAGGGCGATTGATGAATGTTTATGGGCGGTAAGCAGTTTAACCTCAACTGGTTCAGACCTTAAAGTATCATCTGCTTACTCGCAATCCCTTGTGTCTGCTTCTCTTTACGTAGATTACGTATACCTTGATACTGATGAGCGAAGACGTATGGCACAAAATCCTCACGAATATCTTATTGAACAACTTCAATACACTGGAGCGGAATCAGTTGGTTCGTCTTCCAATAAGATTCGTCTTAACTTCAATCACCCTTGTAAAGAACTTGTTTGGGTTGTTCAACCTGACTGTAATGTAGATTATTGTGCTTCTACCTCTGGTGGTTCTCTTCTTAACAAGGCACTTGGCGCCCAAGCATTCAACTATACTGATGCGGTTGATGCTCTTCCCAACTCGATTAAAGCATTTGGTAGTGATTTAACTCTTAATGGAGGTACTAATGCTTTCATTACTCCTTCAGGATTATTCCAAGATGCCGGCGCAGATGGTCTTACTGGAACAGCAGGTCTTACCACATCACTTGGTGCGACTATTGGAGGATTAACTTATGATGGAACCATTAACTGGGCGGGTGAGACTTCTCCTCAAGGCTCAGCTGTATCTGATGCTGGCACATTTGTTCTTGCTGAGACCTCTCTTGACATGCATTGTTGGGGAGAGAACCCTGTTGTTACCGCTAAACTTCAACTCAATGGTCAAGATCGGTTCTCTGAGCGTGAAGGAACTTATTTCGACCAAGTTCAACCTTGGCAACATCACTCTCGCTCCCCTGATACAGGCATTAACGTTTACTCGTTTGCTCTTCGACCTGAGGAGCATCAACCGTCGGGGACATGCAACTTCTCGCGAATTGATAACGCAACTCTTCAACTTGTTCTTTCTAATGCGACTGTATCTGGCACCAACACTGCTAAGGTTCGAGTATATGCTCGCAATTACAATGTATTAAGAATTATGAGCGGAATGGGTGGTTTGGCTTATAGCAATTGATCAAGAGTGGTATGGGTGGATCGGTGGGGACCAACATTCAAGGGACCAACAATTTTTATAAACGGGGACCAACACGTTATGTTAATTTTATTATAATAAAAATATATGTATTTATTATAATATGTATTTATATTTTTAAAACTGCCTCAGCAATGCTTACAACTTCGGTATAAGGAGTAAAACATATGTATTTTTATAATATACATATTTTGATTTTTACTTTTCCGAAATGATTAAAGATAGACATTTTTATTATTTATTAAATAATTATACTTCATTCATTTTTGTATTTCTTCTTGTTGATGCGATTTCTTCTGCTCTCATTTTTTTGTATGTTTCATCACCATATCTTTCTCTCATTACTGCCCTTTGTTTTTGTTTTTTAATCTTGGCAATTTCAGTTTTTTCTTCACTTGTTTTTTTATTACTTTTAACAATTTTACACGTTTCTTCATTTTTAATATTATAAACGTGTCCTTTATTACAATAAATAAGTTTACATTTATCTTTAAATACATCATAATCATAATCTTTTTTAATAAAATTACAATTTCCGCAACAGGATTTAATATTTGTCTCAATGTATCCTTTACTATTATCAAAACGGTCTAATCCGTTTTTATGTATAATATTTGATTCTTTACCACATAAATAACAATCTTCATTGGTTGTTTTATTAAATAATTCTTTTGATAATGTAAATTCAAGTTCCCTACCTTTAGCTCTTGATTTATAACCACCATAACTAATATTTATATATTCTTTAAAATCCTCTGGATGTAAATTACCTTCAACAATTTTTAAATGAGTTAATATGTGTTCAACCCTATTTACAAATATGTTAGGACCTAAACAACCTTTCATCATATTACACATTTCACAACAACTAACACAATTTTCTGTAATATATCCTTTACTTGAATCTAATCTATCTACACCATTAAATCCTTTTTCTTGTATAATACCACAATAATTACAAGGAAGTTTTACCATTATAATAAAGGCATCTTTAGTTATTTCAAACTTAAGTTGTTTGCCTTCTGCTGAACGAATATAATTTACATAATGGTAATTTATATCATCATTTCGTTTTTTATTTATTATAACCATTTTTTCTGGATTAGCATCACGCCATTTTTGTGCTTGTAAAGCATTTCTTTTCAAAAACCCTTCCAGATCAGCAGTAATTAATTTATTCCTTGCTTCCATCCAATAACCAGCAACTTTATCATAATTTTTTTCATTCCATAATGCTTTTGTTTCCTTTCTTTCTGGTTTCATTGAATTTTTACGAGCTAGTTCTTTAACGTGTTCATTGTCGCGTTTTAAATCAGCACGTTTATTTGCTTCACGACAGTTTAAACAACATTTAGTTTCACCAAGTAAACCTTTGAATGAATTCAGTGGACACATTGAACAACAAGTAGAACATTGTTTTAATCCTTCAACAATTGTATTTACAGTTCCTCTCTTTTTATGGTCTTTCTCTCTATCTTTTGCCAAACATACTTCACAACGAGAAAATTTATAAGAAGTAGGATTTTGTGTTCGACAACCACGAATATAATTCACACAAGTTTTTAAACCTAATAATTCAGTTTCTTCAACAAACATTAACGCTTGATGTTTACCACAATATTTATTAATACTTTTTTTAAATTTACAACCTTCTTTTGAACAAAGAATAATACTTTCTTTCGCATCGTTACGGTTTGTTTCTCCTCTTGTTCTACACGAAGTACAAGTATTGTAATCTTCCATAAAATACATCTTTTTACAAGTAGAACAAGGTTTTATGTTTGCTAACATTTCTTCTGTATAATCATTCATATACAAATGATTCTTACAAAATTTTCCATCTGCTTGATAACGACAAGGAGCAGAGTTACGGTCTTTACTGATACACTTCATTTTCATAATATTATAATTAATAATATTATTAAATCAATTTTTAATTAATAGCACTAAGAAATTCATTATATAACAATTGTAACATATAATCATAATCTGTTATAATAATATTATTGTACGCGTTAAAATTATCATATTTCTTCCCAGTTTCACTTTTTAAATCACACGATTTTGTGGTTCCGTGTAATATTTTTATAAATGATTTAATGTAATCATCCTGACCATTCGTCCAAGTACAAGAATAGTTTTCTAATACATCATTTATGTCAATATTAACAAACAATCCAGTTTGGTTTGCCAAATTAATTAAAATGTCCAAAATGTCAGGTTTATAAAATATAATATTTGTTTTATTTTTACAAATATGAAATTTTGTTTTTCCATTATATTCAGAGAACAAATAATTCGTGATGTGTTGTCTTTCTTTTGTAGAACGTTGTTTAAGTTTATATTTTGGTTTATTATTATTTTTCCTATTTTGTTTTATTTTGTCAACTTGTAAAACTTTTATAGTTGTGTTTAAATCATAATCAACATCTTGTCTAAAATTTATATATATAAAATTCCATAAAAATTTCGAATAATAATCAGTAATATCAAAATTAACAATAAATTTACACGGTTTATTAATATAATTAAAAATATAATCCCTAAATTCATTACCTTTAAACTTACTAGGTTTAACTATTCCAAGTTGTTTAAATGCGTTTGTCTGATCTAACTTTAATAAACTCCATAAATCATATGTATTATCAGTTAGGATTCCATATGTTTCAATATTATATAATTCGTTAGAAGGTTTGATGACAGGTTCATTCTCTTTAGACACTTCTACACCAAACTCAGGTTTAGGATTATTAAAACCAGTGTTATATTCAAATTTACTTTCAATAGAATCAGGATTCATATTTCTTCCAATATTATAGGGTATTTTACCTAATGTATACGCACCTCTATTTAATCCTCTAGGAATTTGTCTAAATCCATAATCAACCAATCTTAGTCCAGGTTCAATATAATTATTAAATTTCTTTCTTGTATTATTATTAAATGCCCTATTTTTAAAAACATTTTTTGTATATTTAAATAGAAACCTTATAGCATTATAAACCTTTTCAGTATATCCTATGTTAGTATTCAACATTAGTATATAATGTTATTATAAATTATTATCAATAAAATCAATTGCTAATTTCATATTTTTTACAAATTCAATAGGTTTTTTTGTTTTATAAAAAACTTTTATTAATTCAAATAATGTATTAATGATACCTCCTTCATATATAACAGATGAAGCAATTAAATTTGATTCTAATGTAACTTCATACGAAACCAAGTTTTGAATAAATTCCAAAACATAAGATGTGGAAATAATACCAATATTTTTTGCTTCAAAAATAAAAGCAAATCTACATTTTAATTCTTTGAAACACTCTAGATGTTCTTTTAATTCATTCATAGTAAAAGCCCATTGTAAAGGTGTGGGATGAGGAAATTTAACATTAAATAAAAGTATTCTATATCCTTTGTTTGCGACTTGAGTAAATTCAACATATTTTTCTACGCTCATTTTTTAAAATTTATTTATAATGTTTATATACTTTTAAAAGAATAATGAATTAATATTATCAACTTCCAATGTACTTTTTTTAATAAACAATAATTCAATAATCTTATTATCTCTGAACCGAAATGTAAATGAACGATTTTTTTCTTTTCTTCCCACTCTACCAATGGATTGAATAATAGTTTCTTGATTAATATTTAAAATATCATCTGCTAAATAACCGTGATAAAATTGATAATTTGTACCATTAATATATTCACTTCCTGCGATAATAAATAACAGTTGTTTTTGGTCGGCAAGTTCTTTCATAATATCATTATATTCATCTAATTTTATTGTCGGATTAAATATACCAATCCCCATCAATAACAATATTTTATAATTTGTATCAATAGATAACTTCATAATCCTCCTAACGAATTGTTCATCTACATTACTGGTAAATACATTAGAACCTTCATATTTGTCTTTACTGTTCCATTTTTCAAAATGAGGTTTACTATTTGGTATATATAAAGGATTTAACTGAATATCTTTTAAAGATTTCTCCATCAACTCTATCTCTCCAATGATTTGTTTTATCGCAGGGTCAAACCTTTGTTCTTTCATTTTATTTTCATTTTCTTCATCCTTTAAAGTTTTGTCTTCTACTATTTTTTTCATTTTATTCATTTTATCAATAACATCATTATTCGAGTCAATATTTTTTTCCAATTCATTAAATACCGACACGTGAATAGAACTGTTGTCTACAAAATAATTAATCCATTTATCAATATCCTGACACAAATAAATAGTTGGTCCATAAGTCAAAGAATGACTATATTTTGTAGTAATTTCATTACCAATATCAAATCTTTTAACTTTTTTACAACTATTATAAGAATGAATAACAAATGACCATTCACTCGGTTTAATTTTCCTACATACTTTATAATATAAATCTCTAATCTTTTGAGAAGTAATATCTTGAACTAAAGGAAATTCTTCTTTAATAATAGAAGCATTAAATACATTTCTACACATATATAATACGAAATCAGCACATTCAACAACACTTAAATATTTGCTATGTGAATAGGCGTGTTTATCAATAAATTCATTAAACTTGTCAACAGTTGGAAATATATTATGAGGCATAATTATATTACCTTCAGTATCAAGCAATGTAATATTTGTTGTTTCATCTTGTGTCTCAATATAATGAATAGTTCCTTTATACAATTTATTAAACTTTTCAATCATAGGAGATAATTCTTCATAATTAGGTAAAGTTGCTGAAGATAATACAATATTATTAATTTGGTTAATCGACCAAATATGTTTAATACTTTCGTGTAAAACGTGTGTTTCATTATTCATACTAATATTTGGTTCATCCCAAAATATAATTATTTTTTCTTTTTCAAAGAATGACAACATATAAAGCATTGCTATTTCATAAGATTGAATATCACAAATTAACATTTCTAATTTAGAACCATCACTATGGTCGGGTCGTTTTCGCCCTTTAGCAGTAATGAAAGTATTCACCGAAAAATAATGAAGACGCACATCAGCAATAGTATCACAACCAAAAGCAAAACCAACTTTTCTACCAATATTTACACCACTCTTGGACAAATTAATACCAATATGTCTCGAGGCACAAATAAAGATTACTTTGTATTGTTCACACAACCCTAAAGGAGTTAATGTTTTACCTGAACTTGTGGGTGCTCGATAAAAGATTAACTTTGGTCCTTCTGTTTTAACTGCTTCATAAATTTTAATTTGATGTTCATATAATTTCAATGGTTTATAATCATAAATAGAGTTGTTTTCAATATATTTACTGGTATGTTCTAAAAATACAATAATATCCATTGTTTCATTATGTTTTTTAATAAACAAATCAAACAACTGACACAAATATTTATTAATGGAATATTTTTTAAATAGAATACAAATATTATAGAAATAAAATTCTTTCTTTTTATCCTTGAAGAATTTTTCCATTAAATCCAACATATAAAATTCAATACATTCAAAATGTTTTTTCTTTTGACTTTGGATTCTTATAGTATCAGCTCCATTTAGTTTCTTCTTAGGAACAATTAATTCAACAGTTGGTAGTTTATATAGTTTAATCATTTTATCAACAGTTTCTTTTATAATATTGATATAAATATAATAATCCTTATCTGGATGTTCCAATTTAATAACTTGTTCCATTGTAAAATATAAATCAACCGAATAAGAAGGGTCATTATATCCTTTAACGATTAATTCTAAAATTTGTTTTTCTTTATTATCTACCGACTTTTCAATACTGGTCCATTCATTTTTAGAAAGTTTGGATTGAGAATCCATTTTGTTGTATCATATATTTGATATTAAATCTTTAATCAATTTTATATTCAACAATATCTTTAATCATTCCATCAGTTTGAAAATTATTATTTCCAAATACTTCCTGTAACAATAACCATTCATACATCCCTCCATAATAGATATATACATTTTTGAAACCTAATTTTTTTAATTGATTATATTTATTAATAACTGAAATATCTGTATGATGAACACCATAAACAACAATCTCTTGATTTTTGTTATTTTTTAATAATTTATTAATTTGTTCTGTTTCTACATTTGCCTTTAATGTATTTTTTATTAAACAATCTTGCTTTGAAGTATTCATAGTATTTATTAAAATAATTGATCCTTTCATACGTGTTTGTAATTCATTAAATTTATAAGAAGGAAGAGAATACATAACACCCATTTATATTATTATTTTAATAATTTTAATTATATTTAATTGTAATTTTAAATATAATTTAATTGAATATTCAATTAAATGAAAATGTAATGTCTGCTTTTTCTTTTTTGAGACACTTTGCTGCCGAAACAGATAATTCTTCTCTCCTTTTACGGGATTTATTATTTGTAAGAGAATCATTATGTTTTTTTGCCTTTGAAATGCTATTGTTAGCATTCATATCACATTCTATTTCATCATAATTTTTTTCAATATAATCAATAATTTGATTTTCAATTGCCCATTTAAAAAAGTTTAATTGACCAATTGTTGTCTCAATGCTGTATTCTTTGTCTCCGAATGGAACCTTAATCCTATCCCATCTACAAAAAGGGTCAAACCTTCTTTTAGAATATGCTTTTAATTTTAATTTATAATCATTATAAATCTTAAATCTAGAATTTAAATCAATCGCATAAGTAGTAAAGTTTTTTTTAGCATAATTTGTAGAAAACCAATCAACAATTCTTAAAGATATTTTTGACTCTCCGTTTATGATGCGCAACATTTTATTTAAATTATCATCTCTGTTATAAAAATACATTAATTTATTTAATAATAAATCATTTTGACTTTGATATACCATTTTCATAAAATGTGTATTAATTTTTAAGTTTTTATCTTTCTAATTTAATAATTGTTTGTTTAGATTTTTTAAAATATTCGTGGTTTTCTGTTCGTCGTTTTAAATTACAATCAAGACAACAAATACACGTGTTTGTATCATAATGTCCTAAATTGTTATTTAATCTTTCTAAAGTCCATTGACTTTTTAATCGTTTTCTATTATAAATAATACTAAGTTCACAACAACAATAATAACATTTTAATTTAGATACATATATTTTTTCTATCATTTGTTCATATGTAATATGTTGAACGGGGTCAAACTTATGTGATTGTTTATCTTGACTTTTATAAGAACTAAATTTTTGTTTTAATAATTTAGTCATTTCTTTAACAAATTCAATAATTTCCTTATTTATAATATTTTCTGCACTATTTTCTGAACATTGAATTTTAAATATATTTTCTATACAAATCATTTGATCAAAATCTAATGACTGAACACGTTTTTTATTAAAGGGGTCATTAAAAACTATTTGTTTCATTATTATAATTATATATATATATATGAAAGTATGCGTTATAGGCGAAGGACCAATTGGTTTATTGGTATGCATCCAATTAATACATTTAAAAAAAAAACTTAATCTAGCAGACAAATTAGATATAACCTTATATCAGAGCAGAACAACATTTACTAGGAGGCACTTATTATCGCTTAGCCCAGAACTAATTAAGCAAATAGAAGATATTATTGATTGTCCAACTTGCAATGGCAAAATTACAAATGGTTCATTAAGTATAAACTGTATCGAAACATTATTATTTAATTATATCGATAAATCACAACTAAAAATCGTAAATTTAAAATTTTTATATTCTGAATTATTAATACGAACACAACACGTGTATGATCATATATTTTGTTGTGATGGGTTTAGAAGTTTAAACCGTAATATAATAATGATGAGGGCTAATAAATATAACCCAACTCAACTTATAACAACTGATATTATTTTAATATTATACACAAATTTACCATTAAATGGTGTTCCTGTTGCCTTAAATTGCTATAGAAAAACCCCCCACAAGATTATGTATACTCAAGATATGTTACCTGCCGAGTTGAAAATGGAAAATATACATGCGTTATTGTCTATAATTTACAATACATCTAAAGAAATTAATTTGTTTAATGATGATGATGAAAAGAGAAAATCAATTAATCTATGGGATGTAGGATATAAAGATTATAATGATTTTATAGAGACATTCACTTATATTATAAAATTTTTAGAAAAATATAATCCTGAAGATATAATTTCTGTATATGTTAAAATAAATGCCAAAATTACAAAATCAATAAAAGATATGTTATATAACCGAGGAAAAATAAATGATATATTTGAAATATATAAGGAATTCGTTAGAGACCAAATAATTTTATTAGATACACCAGATACAAAAGATATAGATAGTAATTTAAATAAAAATTTTATGATACACACCGTAAATCCGAACGCAACCACATTTGGAGTAATTTTAGATAAAACAGAACCATCCCTATTATACGCAACAAAAACCAGATTAAAGGAAAATGTTTGGATAATTGGTGATTCTGCTCATTCATACCCACCTGGTTATGCGGTAGAATACGGAATGAGAGATGTATTATATTTTGTTCCTTATTTAATTCATTATTATTTCCCTTTTACATCCAGTTCTGTTCCATTACCTGAATTAATACCTGGTAAATATTTTATGTATGATAACACAAACAAAATAAAATTACGACCAAATATATTGAGTAGTATATGTGATCAGATGCACGATATTAATTTTATAGGAGGGTATGATGAGTCAAACGATAAACTTAACAATAAATTGAACAAATTATCATCAATAATGAAAATGCTAACAAAAAAGTTATGTATACAACAAGTGATTCCTCCTTTACACCTAAGTAAAAAAACACTTAAAACAATACATATAAGAGACCCGTTAATAATTTCGGATAATTTAATTATATTTTATAACATGTATCAATTAAATAATTTTTTTAATAATATAATAAACATTTTTTGTAATAAAACTCCTACTTATAAGTATAACCATACGTTATACAATTCTCCGCAGGATGTAGAATCATCAAACCAAAAAATGATTCATAATGCTAATATGTTAGAACTCATAAAAAATAAAAATGTATTAAGTGAAAAAGATCTTGAAACATATTTACAATATAAAAATGTATTAAGTGAAAAAGATCTTGAAACATATTTACAATATAAAAATGGTTATAACCGAACTGAATCTAGAGCATCTAGAGCATCAAGAGCATCAAGAGAATCTAGAACATCAAGAGCATCAAGAAAAGCTCATTTACCTAGTTATGCTTATACAATTAATCCAAGTTTTAGAGCATCTAGAGCATTTAGATCAAAAAGGCCTGAGAGAGCTTAATACATTAGTTTTATAAAAAGGTTAAACAATAATTATATATTATTTTAAATGAATATAAAAAATGATTCAGAATGTAGAGAGTATAATAGTCTAAAATACAAAACAATGATAATGAATGGAACAAACATTGAACCAAGTATAGAGACAAATGAAGATAAGATTAATCAATTTCTTTCTATGGATATAGAAAAAAATAAAAAGGGAGTATGGTCTAAATTAAGTAAAACAGAAAAGGTAAAAAAAATTAAATCTTATATCAAAAATACATTAGTAGAAAAATATAAATTAACAGATACAGAAACATTAAATGCTACAAGATTTTTCTCTTTATGGATGGATAGAAAAAAATTAAGCAAAAATAATGAATTAAGTTATAATCAAGATGATGGTCTTATTGAAAGTATTGAAGGATTAGATTTTAATATTGAATCAAGACGATTTACTATAAATTGTGAGAAACCTTTGCCTAAAAAGAAGACTGTTAAAAATATAATAATTGAATGAATATAATAACATATTATAATATATAATAAAATGGACTTTGTCTCTTATTTGGATGATGTTATTAAAGAATATAAAAATTCAAATTCAAACTCAACCTCAATATCAAAATCAAATATAATCAAATTATATGAAGTTGATTATATTAAACATATTTATGTTATTGTTCTTGATAACTGTAAACATTTTATGACAGAAGAAGAAATTAAAAATGAATTTAATAAACATATTCATTATGTACTGAAACAAAATGATTTTATTCGTTGTGAACCGTGGTACCCTAGTATTATAAATGTTGACCCTTCAATCATAGATTACTTATCTAATATTAAACAACCAGAACAAAAAACAACAGAATGGTATTTATTTAGACACGACCATATTACAGCAAGTAATGCTTGGAAAGCACTTGGGACTCAATCATCGAAAAATCAATTAATATATGAAAAGTGTGTTCCTATTAATACAGAAAAATATAAACCAACTCTTAATGAAAATTCATTGACGTGGGGTCATAAATATGAACCATTATCAACATCAATATATGAATTAAAAACAAACACTACTGTTAAAGAGTTTGGTTGTATAGAACATCCTATTTACACATTTTTGGCAGCATCACCAGATGGTATTGTAATAAGTGAAAATAATTATGGTAGAATGTTGGAAATTAAAAATGTTGTTTCTAGAGTAATTGATGGAATACCTAAAAAAGAATATTATGTACAGATGCAACTACAAATGGAAGTATGTAATTTAGACGAATGTGATTTCGTAGAGACAAAGTTTATAGAATATGAAGGATATCAAGAATTTATGGATGATATCAATATTGAAAAAGGGATTATTTTATCTTTTATTATTGATAATAGGTTTGTTTATAAATATATGCCTTTTAATATATTAAATTCTGGTGACATTGATAAATGGATTAATGAAACAAAAGAGCAAACACAAGGAGAGTGGTTTAAAAATATTTATTGGAAATTAGATGTGTATTCTTGTGTTTTGGTTAAACGAAATAAAGAGTGGTTTAATCAAGCAATTATTGATTTGTCTGAACTATGGACTACAATTATTAAAGAAAGACAAACTGGTGATTTTGATAAGAGATGTCCTAAAAAGAAAAAGATTTAATAATTCGCATTCATACAAATTCCTGAATCTGTTTGAGTATCATTAAACCATACACACTTATTACCAGACATGTCTTCACTATTTGAACAATCAAAACTTTTATAATCAGAACATGTTTGATTAACATAACCCTCATTTATTTTTGTTAAACTATATCCCAACACAACACAAATTAATAATAATAATGCTAAACAAACCTTATAACATTCCTTCATTAATTATACATTATATTTTATAACTAATAAACAATGAAATACATAATAATAATAACAATAACCAAATAAAAATACGAATTGTTGATAAAATAAACATTATGTCTCTAATAATTGATTTGGAACATTCACAATTATTTTTTTTTAATTCTTCTATGTATTGTAATGTAAAAATTATATTTAAAACAGAACCTATAACTAATAAATATGTAATAAATCTATAATCTGTAAAAAATCTTAAACTATAATAAGGAGTAATAGCAAAAATGTTAAATAAAATTATTAAACAAGTATAATACAAAATATAGGTTCTTTTATCATTTAAGGCACAAACACAACCAATTTTATTTAAATACTTCAAATAATACAAAATACAAAACGCAACAAGTATTCCTAATATTTCGGGTATTTTTAAATTTAATTTAGAACTATTACATTTACAACCCATTTTATTATATCATTTTATTTTATCATTTTAATTATTTCATTATGATTAAGTTTTTTATATTCGGTAAAATATAAATATATTATTAATAAAAATAATAATAATAATACCCACGAGCATACTTGAATAATTGCTATTATAAACATTATTGTTCTCATTAATGATACAGAACATCTACAATTTTGTTTTTTTAAATCATTTATAAATAAAATTGTAAATATTATACTAATAAACTCTGCTATAAATAATAATAATCCTAAAATAGGAAAATTTCCTACATTATACTTACTAAAAAGAAAAAATAAACTATATACTATTAATATTATATTAAACCCAAATATATACAACCTTTTATAATTTAATGAACATTTACAATTAATTTGTTTCAAATGAAAAAGGTAATAAATAATAATACCTCCACATAAAATATTAATTGTATTAATTATAATATTGGTGTCCATTATATTATTGTTTCATTTAAATTACTTTTTTATTTTATTGATTTTATTGATATTATTTTTTTTAATATCATTAAGAATTTTTTTCATTTCTTTTGTGGACATAGTCATTTTTTTATTTCCATATTTTGAATAATGAAATAATACAAAAATTAGAATTAAAACAGTTAACGCCCAAGTTACTGCGTTTATAATTGCTAATACATACATTAATGTTCTTATTACAGATTCAGAACAATTACAGTTTTGTTTTTTTAGTTCATTAACGTATTGAATGGTGAATATTACATTAATTATTGCCGCAACAGATAATAATATTCCAACAATAGGAAAATATGCTAATAATTTATTGTTAAACAATAATATTATACTGTAAAATATTAAAAAAATATTAAAACATAAAATATAGTTTCTTTTATAATTCATTGAACATTTACAGTCAATTTGTTTTAAATGAAAAAGATAATATACAATAATACATTCACAAAAAATAATAAGTGATGCGTAAATCTTGGGAAAAATATCCATAATATATATAAATTATAATAATTGTGTAATTAATATAATGATAAATAATATATTTATTTAATGAATAAATTCACTTTATGCGGGTATGTTGTTTCTTATGGTTTCTATATATGCTCTTATAGTTACTGTGTTATTAAACTATTAAAAAAATAATTTTATAATATAATTTTATAATATAAATTTTATAATATAAATATTATGATATAAACTTATTACGTATACTAATGTAATGACTGATATGTATGTTACGAAACGTAGCGGACAAACAGAAATTCTTTATTATGATAAAATTATTCAGCGTTTACAACAATTATGTCCTGTATCATCAATCCAATACAGCGGATTAGTTTTAAAAGTAATTGACCAATTATATAATAATATACATACATCAAAAATTGATGAATTAATGGCAGAATTATGTGCTTCAATGGGGGTTCATCATTATGACTATTCTAAATTAGCAAGCTTAATTTCTATATCAAACCATCATAAAGAAGTAAATGAATCGTTACTTGCTTACATTGATACAATTGATAAGGAATATATTTCAGAGACATATGTCTCTATAATTAAAAATCATATTGATTTTTTTAATTCAATAATTGATTATAGCAGAGATTATTATATTGATTATTTTGGTTTTAAGACATTAGAAAGAGCATATTTGATTCGAAAGAACAATAAGGTTATTGAAAGGATTCAACATTTATGGTTAAGGGTTGCTATTCAAATTCACGGAGAAGATTTAGAAATGGTTAAAGAAACATATGATGGATTAAGTAATAAAGAATTTATACACGCTACACCTACATTATACAACGCAGGAACAAAACGTCCTCAACTGAGTTCTTGTTTTTTGTTAGGTATGGAAGATGATAGCATTGATGGTATTTTTAATACATTAAAGGATTGTGCTGCGATTTCAAAATGGGCGGGAGGAATTGGTCTACATATTCATAATGTTAGGGCAGAAGGAAGCCAAATTAAAGGAACAAATGGAACATCTAATGGTATTGTTCCAATGTTAAGAGTATTTAATAATACAGCGCGTTATGTAGATCAAGGAGGAGGAAAAAGAAATGGTAGTTTTGCTATTTATTTAGAACCGTGGCACGGGGATATTGAAAGTTTTCTTAACTTAAGAAAAAATCACGGAGATGAAGAACTAAGAGCAAAAGATTTATTTTATGCTTTATGGATTCCAGATTTATTTATGGAAAAGGTAGAAAAAGATGAAGAATGGTTTTTAATGTGTCCAAATGTTTCAAAGGGTTTATCGGATGTATATGGAGACAAATTTAAGGAATTATACGAAACATATGTAAAAAATGGAACATATCTTAAAAAAATAAAAGCAAGAGAATTATGGTTTAAAATTTTAGATAGTCAAATGGAAACAGGAACACCCTATATGTTATATAAAGATGCTTGTAACAAAAAGAGTAATCAAAAAAATATAGGAACCATTAAATCATCTAATTTATGTTGTGAAATTGTAGAATATAGTGACGCAAAAGAAAGTGCTGTATGTAATTTAGCAAGTATTGCCCTATCATCAATGGTAACAAATCAACTATTTGACTATGATAAACTTCATAGAATCACTAAGATTTTAACAAATAACTTAAATAAAATTATTGATGTAAATTATTATCCTACAGACAAAACTGATAAGAGCAATAAAGGTCATAGACCAATTGGAATTGGTGTTCAAGGATTGGCAGATGTTTTCGCATTAATGAATATTCCTTTTGAAAGTAGTGAAGCAATTGAAGTTAATAAAAATATATTTGAAACAATATATCACGCATCAATTGAAAAAAGTATGGAGTTATCGAAAAAAGAAGGACCTTATAGTAGTTTTGAAGGTTCACCTTTGTCTCAAGGAATTTTTCAGTTTGATTTATGGAATGTTACTCCATCACGGTATGATTGGACAAAATTAAAAAAAGATGTAATGAAATATGGTGTTAGAAATTCATTATGTGTTGCTCCTATGCCAACCGCATCTACAAGTCAAATATTGTCAAATAATGAGTGTTTTGAACCATTTACAAGTAATATGTATACTAGAAGAACATTAGCAGGTGAATTTATAGTAATCAATAAACATCTTATGAAGGAATTAATTGATTTAGGCATTTGGAATATTAAAATTAAAGATAAAATTATTGAAAATAAAGGTTCTATACAATCAATTGAAGAAATTAATGAACATATAAAAAAGAAATATAAAACAGTATGGGAAATTCCTATGAAACACGTAATTAATATGGCAAAAGATAGAGGAGCATTTATTTGTCAAAGTCAATCAATGAATTTATGGATTGAAGAACCTAACTACAAGATATTAACAAGTATGCATATATATTCTTGGAAATGTGGATTAAAAACAGGTATGTATTATCTTAGAAGAAAAGCAAAACATCAGGCACAACAATTTACTATTGTTCCAGAACAGGAATGTAGTGTATGTAGCGCATAAATGTTATATTTTGTCTTATTCTTCTTCTGATTCAGAACCAGAATCAGTATCTGGAGAAACATTAGCATTTGTTTTGTTATTTGATGTTTTATTTGTTACATTATTTGAAGAATTTGCTCCATTATTATTTGCTCCATTAGCAAGTGTAGCATTTGATCCCTTATTATTTGATTCCTTATTATTTGCTCCATTAGCAAGTGTATTATTTGATCCCTTATTATTTGCTCCATTAGCAAGTGTAGCATTTGCTCCCTTATTATTTGATCCCTTATTATTTGCTCCATTAGCAAGTGTAGCATTTGCTCCCTTATTATTTGATTCCTTATTATTTGCTCCATTAGCAAGTGTAGCATTTGCTCCCTTATTATTTGATTCCTTATTATTTGCTCCATTAGCAAGTGTAGCATTTGCTTTTCCAAAAGTATTAGTTGGACTTTTCATATTTAGACCAGAGTTTCGCAATGTATTTCCAGTAGCACCCAAATTTTTAGGTTTATTAAATTTAAACGAATTATGAACCTTTTTTTTTGGTGTTTTATGTTTAGTGGATAAAGACATTACATTATTTTTTATAGTTCCAGCATATTCAGTATGTGATTTATTTGTATAAACTTTACCTTTTTTTATATAAAATTTACCAACCTCTTTTTTACAACTATTTTTTAGGTTTTTAAGGTTATTAACTATTTTTTTTATAATAGCATCCATTATACTATTTATAAATATTATATTTTCTTATTATTTATATATTATGAGACAAAAATACTTAAATAATGTAAAGGTAATATTAATATTATTAGTAGGAGTTACTGTTTTATTTGCTATATTAGGAACTTTAAAATTACTTCCAGAAAGAGAAGGTATGCACGATGATGCTCCAGCGTGTTATAGTAATTTACACGACACATCTGATAATTGTTCGGATATAGACTATGAGGCAGACCATAATTATTCAGAATATGAATCAGACGATTTATGTAATAACGATAATTATATTTTAAAAACTAAAATGGTCCCCCCTAAATCAACTCCGTGTCCTACAAAAATTTCAGCTGACGCAACAAATTATTTAGATAGTGTTACAAGTTCAACAAGTTCATCGAGCGTTAATGATTCATACACATTAAGCAACACTTCAACAGAACCTAGTTCTAATACTAATACACCTACTGAAAAAACATCAAAAACATCAAACACAGCAAACTCATCAAATACTTCAACTTCAATATCTAAATCTACAACTACACCAGAACCTACCGCATCAAATTCTTCAAATGCTTCAATCTCAGCATCTCCTTTGGATTCTGGTTATATGTTGACTGATACAAAGAAGGAAAAAAAAGATAGTTGTCCCCCTTGTCCAGCATGTGAAAGATGTCCTGAACCAGCATTTGATTGTAAAAAAGTGCCAAATTATAGGTCCCCTTCTATTGGTAGTTATTTACCTATGCCTATATTAACAGATTTTAGTAAGTTTTAACGCAAGTAAGTTTTAACGCAAGTAAGTTTTTAACGCAAGTAAGTTTTTAACGCAAGTAAGTTTTAATCCTTTTCTTTTTACAAGACTTATTCATTTGAAACGTATTACATTTTTTTGATTGAGGAACAATTTTAATAATACATTTAGATTTTTCCCCATATAATGATTCAGTACATCCTTTTTCCTTTTTAACTATTTTTATATTACATCTTGACCTAAAATGTTCATATCTTTCTCTTACATCATCATATGACAACCCTGATTTTTTTTTAAGCATTTTATTTACGTGCTCGTGTAAACCATATATATATTTAGAAAATGATAATCTATTTTTCATATGTTCTATTTTTAAAGGTAAAATTTTAAAATTTTTTTTCAGGTTTATACGACAATATTTACAAGGCAAAACGTGTTCTAGTTTTAATATAAAATCTCTGTAATATGTTTTATCTATTTTAGAAGGTTCATTAGGATAATTAAAACTCATTGTATGTAAAAAATGCCATATACTTGGTCCCCATACAGTAGTAAGCATACCATCACCACTATTATATTCTTCTTCTGTATAAGTTTTCATAATATTAAGAGAGATAATAAATTTATTTATTAAATTTTAGTTTGTGTTTTATATCTTCAATCGTATTACAAGTTAATATTTTTTTATTAAATTTTAATCTTAATAATTCTTCATAAAAATATTTTTTATTTAGAAACTCTGTAACGTTTAAAAAAACATATGTATTTTTATTATATTCTTTAACAAGCATATAATGAAGAATAATTTAATGTTTATTTTCTTTTATTATATTATTTAATGAACATAATTATTATTGTTGGTTTATTTATAACTTTTACTATAATGTCTATTGTAATATACAAAAAATACAGTGTAAATAAATTCAAACCAAATGAAGAATATAAGGCAAGTAATGAAGTTGGTGAATTAATATTATTTTATGCTGCGTGGTGTCCTCATTCTCAAACTACATTAAAATTATGGTATGAATATAAAAAAAAATATGATAAAAAGAATATTTCATTTACAGAAGTAGATTGTGACAAAAATACTCAATTAGCAGATAGTTATAATATAGATTCATACCCAACAATTATATTATTAACTGGAGGGACAAAATTTATTTTTGATGCCCAAATGGATAATGCTACATTAACACAATTTATTAATACAATAATGAAATAATTAATCATTAATTAATTATTAATTAATGATTAATTAAATAAAATTTATATATAAAAATGGATGTTCCTAGAATTAATATTGATGATTTGTATGAAAGTAAGAAAAAAAACAATTTAACTAGATTAGATATTTATAATAAATTATTGATTAAAATCCACGCAAAAATTAAAATGGCATCTCGTTTAAGAAATAATGATAATTTTTGTTCATATATAATGCCAGAAGTATTAATTGGTTATCCTAATTATAATTTTGAAGAATGTTTAGTGTTTATTATTGATAAATTACAGAATGATGGATTTCTAACAAGATATATACATCCAAATTTATTATTAATTAGTTGGAATCATTGGGTTCCAATGTATGTAAGAGATGAAATAAAAAAAAAAACAGGAAAACAAGTGTCTTGCTATGGAGAATTGTTAGAAGAGAAGGACAAATCTATTGTAAAATTTAGTGACCAAAAGGAGACTAAAAATAAAACAGTTTATGATGATTTATTGCTAAACTTTAAATAGGTTTTTGTGTCATCATATTTGGATTAACCGAATTTTTATTTTGAGTGACTGGTTGAACTGGTGTTAAGTTAGGTGATGGTAAATTAGTCGGAGTTGTTGCGATAGGTTTTGGTAAGTTTGTCGGGGGTGTTGCGTTAGGTGAGGTAGTTGTTGCGATAGGTTTTGGTAAGTTTGTCGGGGTTGTTGCGTTAGGTGAGGTAGTTGTTGCGATAGGTTTTGGTAAGTTTGTCGGGGTTGTTGCGTTAGGTTTTGGTAAGTTTGTCGGGGTTGTTGCGTTAGGTGTTGGTAAGTCACTTGTAGTTGTTGCGTTAGGTTTTGGTAAGTTTGTCGGGGTTGTTGCGTTAGGTGTTGGTAAGTCACTTGTGGTTGTTGTGTTAGGTGTTGGTAAGTCACTTGTAGTTGTTGTGTTAGGTGTTGGTAAGTCACTTGTAGTTGTTGCGTTAGGTGTTGGTAAATTAGTCGGGGTTGTTGTATTAGGTGTTGGTAAGTCACTTGTAGTTGTTGTATTAGGTGTTGGTAAGTCACTTGTAGTTGTTGTATTAGGTGTTGGTAAGTCACTTGTA